GCGTTCCACTCGGCATTTCAGTTCACCTTTCAAAATGAGCAGCGATACCACTTTCTTCGCGGTTATCCCTGCATTTCCCACACTTTCAACCCGCCACCCACCATGAACAGCGGAACGGAATAGCTCTTTCACTCGACCTGCTGAAATCTCCGAGCGACCGAGAGCGAGAATCTCTGAATCTCGCAAAAACAAAGCAAAACACGCGGCGAAAAAATTAAACTGGCGATAATTAGCGCCGTCATGAAACGCAGCGAGCTTCAACCCATCGGCTGAAGCCCTTCCCAGACTGCGTTTGGCTGCCTTCCCTATTTATCCGGGGAGACTGGCCGGGCTATGACGGTCTTGCATCGAATACGCTCGCACAGACGTCAGTGCGTTGTCTTTCTTTCTGATGATTACACCTACACCCGGATCGGTCGTCGGATCTGCTGTCACGGTCAGAATTTCCTGATCCTCAAATATCGTCAGCATGTCGCGAACAGTAAACCGCCACCAGTCGGACGGATAATTGTGCAATGGGAAACCGGGACTGCGGGTGGTAAGAAGAAGTATCCCGCCATTATCTATGACACACCAGATCATCACAAGGAACGTGAACCAGTCCTCTACATGTTCAAGAACCTCTGTGCATATCAGGAGATCTTGTGAACGAGGACCAACAACCGACGGCAAATCTTCGCCACGGCAAACCAAATCGACGTTCGGACCTGCTGCCATGTCAGTCCCGACGTACGTTTCCGGCAACTGCGAGACGATCCAAGGGCGGCAAGAACCGTTGACGTCAGTCGCACCGACTTCAAGCACTTGCTTACCCTTGACGCTGCCCTCGGGTAACTGCCTACAGAAGTTCCGGCCCCATGTGCTGCACATCGTTTCGTACCTTTGCAATCGGTTCCACTCAATCAGGGCTGGGGCCACCTGTTCAATGCTTGCCTTGTGATCATAAAGCGTCGTGAACATCGAGTTGTCGAAAAACTCACACCATGATTCACTCGCCTTGAAATGATCACCGCACCACGCTTCCACGCCGCCGTAGCGGGTCTTGACTGGCTTTCCCGGCAAATACTTCGCACGAACCGCAAAGAATGTCCCCGATGGATGCCAGCGGTTTATTGGACTCAGCGGCCTCGTTCCAAACGTCCGGAATGAATGGACGTTGCGATACCCTGCTGCGAGCTTCTCAATGATTCGCTGGTGATTAAAAACGACAGTCTGATACATCGCCTCAGACCATCGCCGAACCGCCTCAGATGCTGCTGTGTGCTGCCTGACGCCCTTGCCGTGGCAATAGATCAGAATATCGTCCTGCCCTTGCGGAACGACTTCCTGAAGCCAGCGGAAGGTGTGGTTTTCGCCTTCCTTGTCGTTCGCAAACTCTTTAACGATGATCGACGGATGCAACGCCGCACGGACCGTTTCGAATGAATCCGTTTCTGGGCTGATTGCAATGCCAACGAATGACCGCCCGTTGATGATTCGGGCCTGCTGATTCCACAGATCCACATGCCACTGCCAGTTACCTTTGACCGGCCACAGGTGAGCGCCGAAGTGAATGACCGGATCGCCGACGAATGGATCTGGCTGCGGTGGTGGGGCTTGCTGGTTAAGTGCGAAAAGCCGGTCCTGCTCTTTCTTGAGCGAACCGAGAAATCGCCTTGCTCCGGCTTGAGAGATCTGGCGTGGTTCTCGCGGTGGTCTTGGCTGTCTCGGTTTCGGCTGTCGTCGAGCTGGTGGAGGTGGGACCATTGCCTTTGCGTCTTCAATGGCTTTCGATATCAGCCATTCCGCGCCCGCCTGCATAGCTTTTGCCGGAACAAGCATTGCCGCTGTTCCTGCGATAATTCCAAACTGCCCGGCAACCGCATCAACGATAATGTGCCTGTTCGCCATCAATGCCGCGATGATTTCCGCACGGTTCTTTTCGCAACCAACAACGCCCCAAGCATCCATTTTCGCCGCGAGGTCTTTGCAGTTGCAGCCCTTGCCCGCCTTGATGCCAATTAGTCCTTCGATTCGTGCAGCGAGTGCTGTTCCGACTGGTTCACGAGGGACAGGTGATTTGCAGGCTTTCGTTACACGCCGTGCGGGCTGTGGATTCTTCGCGCGTTCTTCGCGACTAGCCTCGCGTGAGGCGGCAGCATGGCTCTTGAGCAACGCCAGAGAATCAACGACTTGCGGCTGCATTCTCTGCCCTCTGTCGCTTCACGTCTTCAATCAACAGGGCATTGAATGCCTCGTTACTCTCCTGCATGTTTCGCCATTCTTGGCGAGCGCCAGCGCTGACAACGCTGGAACAAACGGGGGCCAATATCACGGCAAGCCATGCGACCATTGCAACAACGATTATCTCTCTCATACGCATTGCACCTCTACGTCAGCGTGAACCAAAACATTAAACGTCACGAGTCCGCCCGATGTCTCGCAAGCATGGACAGCCACAAAATCAAATGACCCGTACGCCACGCCATCAATCGCGTCCGCACAGTCCGGGCAAACAAAATCATAAACCACCGGAACCCATGTTCCTGTATCCGGATCGTTCGCCACCATTCCTGTAGCCAGTGACTTGTATTCAACAATCCATTCAAGAGTTTCGGGATCACACGTTACCCTGACGAACAGCAAATTGCCAACATTTTGAAAAATTGGATAGTTCAGGGCCGTTCCGGTACACCCAAACGTGTCGCTGTATTCCTGTAACGCAATTATCGGCACGCAATCGTTGACGGATTCCTCGATCGACGAAAAATAAATGTTGGCCGATTTTTCCAGTGGCCATCCGGGGCAGCATGGGCATCCCTCTGACGCTGCGCATCCGCATTTCTTGGCAGTGACCTCAATCGTTGTGCCGTCATAGAGCGTAATTGTCGCCGACGCATCAGCACAGCCCGGAAACAAAACAGGTTCCGCCTCTTCCTCTCCGACAGTCCCTGTGATGATGCAGCGACCATACTCATCGCGGCCCAATGCGATCGACAGTTCAAACGCACCGACTGTGCCAGCCCACAATGGCGGCTCGCAATCATAGGCAGTGTCGCAAATCTCGCCCTTCGTTTCTGTAGTGTCAGGTTCGGTAATAGTGACGCAAAGACATTCTACAGAGCATTCGCAATCGTCGCAGAAATGCACCGTGCAGTTTGTCTCTTCGTCCTGCACGTATTGGAGCGGACGCTTTTCGTACTTCGTCCATGAGATCACGCCAGATACTTCACCGATCGTTGCTCCGGCTGAATCGCTTGAGTCTCGGCAGCTTTGGCCCTCATAGCATGACTTGCGATAGATCTCTGTGCCGTCAAGCGTGACGACAAATTCGCATTCGCCAGTTTCGTAGTTGCGTTCCCAAAACCCGAGCCATGCAGCACCGGCGATTGTGGCGGTCCATGCGTTTGTGGCAAATGTTGTCTCTGCCGTGTCGCCCGTGCCTGTTTCTGGCTCCCATGTGACGCAGTAGTCGCAGGCTATAAGGCCACAGCATCCATCTGTCTCATCACTGCAAGTATTCGATACCCGCTCATCGCATTTATGTATTGGATCAGATCCGCCCGGTTCCCAGAAGCTCGGCCCCATTAGTCGCCCCCACACTGAGGACTACCGCAGATCTTGTCCAAGAGCCACCTTGCTTCGCAATATTCCGCACCTCGTGGGAAAAACCAAGTCGCACGGCCAACCCTGCCGCCGGCCTCAAGCCACTCAACTGGATACGGATCAAGACCATCACACTTCGCTGTTACCTCGACGTTGCCGTATTCGTCTGCTCCGGGAATATCACTGTCACATGATCCAGTGTAGTCTGTTGGCTTAGCATACAGAACCTTGCTGCCATCCTCTTCGCATGCTACCGAAAGCACCTCAAACCATATTTCATGTGTGCCTAATGCTTGATTTTGAGATACCCATTCTCCAGTCAGGTTTGGCGGTCGGCTACAGACTCTCGTGTAGGCGTCGTATGCCCCTGTCTTGGGGTTCCATGTCTGCCGGATGACCATGTAGTCATCAAAGTAGCCCTGCTGCCAAGGCTGAACACCAGCAAACGTAAAATCGAACTGGCGGTAGAACTGATAGAAATAATCTCTTCCAGTCTGTGCTACCAATGAGTCCGGCGGCTCCTCGTCGTATTCTGTTCTCCAGATTGCCGTGACATCGACCGTCTTGTATTTTGTTTCGTTCGGCTTCTTGTTGACGTAGGTTCCGCTGACCGTCTGAATGTCTACAGACGAAGGTGTCGAGCCGTATGGCGTGTACCCTTCAGAGGTTCCGTAGGATGAACTGACGCCTCCAGCAACAACGAACGGCTTTCCTACGGTGTAACTTTCTGCGGCAGCACTTGGGTTTACGGTTTCTGCCGTGGCCCATGTGCAGTTCCGTAGCCCTAGCTTGCCTTCCATGTTCTTGTTGAAGACGGAGACAGAGTTAAGGCCGTCTATTGTTACAAATCGTGTCTTTCCGCTTGGTGGAGTTTCCAGCGAGACGGTGTCGTAGCTTTCCCCGGCTGCATCCCAGTTACCGATATCAACGGCCATCCTCTGGCCGAAATGAGCCAACAAACTGTCCAGCACAATGGGCAGATTTTCGTAATCATTTTTCTTCAGGAGCGACGGAGATATTCCCACGTCATAGGCTGTGTTGACTCCGATGTTCTTGACATTTGTCCCGGCAGCCATTTCCAAGAGAAAGTCGACTGCGTTGTCCGGTATCGTGTAGTCTGTTTCCCCGCCTGCTAACGCTTCAGAGAGCTTGTCGGTGTGCTTCAACTGCCAGTAATACCGATCATCAACGACAGGAATCAGCCACAGTTTATTGATGGATTCATCATCGGATTTCGGCGATATCTGCCGTGGCGGAAGCACATGAACCGTCAGTGTTATGGCGTGCTCTGGCTCCGTTCGCCCGGTGATAGGGGTTCCGAAAATCAGCGTCATCTGCTGTGAGCCGTTTTCACATGCAGTGTAGATCTTGTTCTTGATGCTATCGTCGGCCAGCAGAACGCAATAACTCCAGCGAGTCGCCCCGGTTGGAATCACAAGCTGATTGAGCTTTGGCGTTGGTGTTGGCTGATAGTTGTGAATGATGCAGCCGTTGCCGCGATTGATGACGACTGCGGGGTTATCGCACAGCAGGCGTGACAGTGTTTGCGAATGGTATAGCTCAACCAGATCGTCAATACGCCCGTCAGGGTCTTGCATCAGCGTGTTGATGAATTCGCTAACAGGTTCTTCCAGCGAGCATGAACCGTATCCTTCCTCACCGATTGTCGTGCCGTCGTATGTCGGAGGTAGCGGGGTTCCATTCGTGCAGAGGTCTTCAATGAGTCCCCACGTTAAAGAGCCGGACCATGACCATCTGCTTGTGCCTTCGCCGACTTGGCGAGTCTGTCCGGCTATGCTTGCCAGTGCGATCGTCATCCGTGCCTCTCATTAGCCAGTCAGATCCCAGTGGAAATCCACTCCAAAGTTGACCGTCAGCATCGCCTGAGCCAAGTCGCCAGCAGGAGTCTTGCCAAATACGCCGTCAGTGGATCTCGTTGCTTCCGTGTCATTCATGGCATAGCAGCATTGAGTCAAAATCGGATCGTATGTTCCCGGTCCCGGAAGTAAAGAGCCAAGCAGGGCAATCAGGATATCCTGTTCCAATGTAAACAGCCCGACATCGTCGGCAAGCAGAGCGTTTGAATCTGTACCCTGCCTATCTGTCCGGCAAACGTGCCATAGTGTGACAGCAAGTGTTCCCTGATACGGAACAACGTATTGGCCACCACCAGACTGACCTGCGTAATCGAACGTGCCACCCGGAATGGATACCGTCAACACATCATGGTCCTTCACATTGGCTGGCAGTTGATCTGCTCCAGCCATCACGAAGACACGATGATTGTACTTGGTATTGGAAGCCTCCAGCAGAGTTTTAGCCCGCTGGAGGACTTCCTTCTTGGTGGTGTGCCGAATGGCTCCCATGATCAGACTCGCAACTCGCTGGCAAACAGTTCGCACCAGTCAACCAGAGCATTCTTAACCATGATCTGAGACTGAGTCGAGAAGTAAGGCAGTGCAGCGTAGGCGGACGTCTCCGTGACAGTCTCGTCAGGAGTTCCGCCAGTCATGTCGGCAACATCAGCGGTCAACGTAATATCTTCACGAGTTCCCTTGAACGTGATCGTGTGTGTGAAATTTGGAGTTGATCCGGATGCCGTGACGGTCGTTTGGCTCATTCCATCACCAGTCAGAGCACGCAGGGCAGTTTGTACTGTTGCTGCTGCGGCGTTGTAGGCCAGAGTAACAGTCTGAGACGCCACTTCGTCATCACCGACGATTGTGATGTCATAGGTTCCGCCGGTCGGTGTTCCGGAGATGGCTAACGTGTAAACCTGAGCGGTTCCGCTGTCTGCGGTCGTCTTGAATGTGTCGATCGCCGTCATCAGCGTATCGACAGCAGTTCGGAGGGTTGTCTTGGCAGCCGTTGCTGGACCATGTGCAAAGGCGGTCGTCGGGGTCATGTCAGCCATTGAAGGAATCCTTTCCTATGTGTTCCAAGTCGTTTCCAGTGCACCGGATACGAAGATACTTGAAAGCGAAAATGAGTATTTTGTTGTGTCTGTGACCGGGTCGATTGTTCCGCCTGATGTTGTCGGGGCGATGTAGTCAGGAATGCAGAACTTGTGTTTTGCTGGCATGGCGTCCTGAGAATACTCAAGATCCATGTAGGAAGTATAAATAAGCGTTTGCCCGTCCGCCACAGGTGCTGGGTTCAAATGCTTAGTTGTCACGCCAATAAGCGTGTTTGTGACCGTTGGACTGCCAGAACCAGTGATGTAAGCTCCCGTTTCCGTAAACGATGCCACAGGGTCAGGCAGGCGGGGTGGTGCTCCGGCTCGTTCTGCTTCAATCCGAATGATTCGTGTCGGCTGGGCTGATCCGATTCCCACAACAACATTGGACTGGTTGATGTATCCGTAGGTCTTGGCAACCGGCAGGGGCACTTTCAACGCCTTGGTGCCGTAACTGCTGGTAATGTTGTAGTGGCTGTACATGAACGTCTTATGCTGGCTGCTGTATGTTGCAGTCACGTCAGCATTGGCGATGTTGTCGTTAATCTCAACCGTGATTGCCTGCGAGTAGGCTTCGTACATGCCTTCCGTGTCGTAGTCCGGCTCTGATGCTTCAAGGTCATCAATACGCCGAATACGCTCGGTAACGGTCGTGCTGTCTGGCACAGAAGACGGCGTACCGAATTCTTGAGTACATGGCGTAGTTAGCAGGTTATGAAGGATGCTGATTGCCGGAATGCCGCCCTCGGTGTCCGGCTGCTCTCCCGGTCGATTCCCTCGGCTCAGCACATTGTTGTAATTGAACAGAAGCGGATTGACGTTATCCTGAACTGGCCTCCATGCCAGACTTCGGGACATTGTCATGAATCGTTTCTCGATGGCATTTACCACGCCCTCGATTGGGAATCGAGATCCAGAGACAACCAGAGAAACCATCCGGGTTTGATCGGAACCCTGTTCGGTCGTGTAGTCGTATCTACGGATCAGAACTGCCGCCTTGTTGTTGGCGTCAATCACTTCCCCGAGAAACAACCGCTGGTCAATGATTGCAGCCGCCAGCAGCATCAGGTCCGACATTGAAGCAAAGCGGTCTCCAGTCAACGCAACGCGAACGCTGAATTCAACCTTAGCGCCATGCTCAAGCCGTGCCTCGTTGTGGCTGATCTTTATTGTTCTGGCCGGAGCAGGGGCCGTAATGCCAACTTCTTCGTCAGTCACAGTATACCGGATCGTTAGCCCGTCTTCGCTCGAAACGTAGTCGAACGACTTACGCTGCATCCCCGGAACAACAGGCGGGACAGTGATTGCCCTGAAGTCGTGAGGATTCCAGTTTGGGTTCGATAGTGTCAGGCTTCCAGTGTAGGTCCGTGTCGTGAATCCGCTGTCACTGATCCGGTCCATACAGGACCACCTATGACCGAGAATTCCAAGCTGTCTTTGCGTGCTTTCGAATTCGACGTTCTCCAGTGCATGGGCTACCTGTTCCTCTGCCGGATCTTCAGGGTTCAGGCTTTCTCCATAGATCCGCTCAGCCGCCATGTAAAGCGGGTTGACGTGGCACTGTGCGGCAGTTGCGAACTCAATGGAAAACTCAACACGCCAGACGTGGTTGTTTGCTACGTGCGTGACGTTGGCTTCCTTGGGGAATGGTCCACCGTGCACATCGTGTCGCAGGTTGATCGTTCGCAGATTGTCGTCTGTGTCTGTGTAGGTCGATCGAGGCGGTTCAATCACGAACAGCGGATCACCGATAGCCGGATCAAGTGCTGGATCGTTTCCATTAACAGCCTGTTCGAGTACTGATCCCGTTGCCAGTGTTGAGTAAACCAATCGACGGCGAGGCTGTAACAGGAACTTCCGCAGTGCTCCGAACTGCTGGCTGGCTCCCTGATCAATTCCATTGCCCGGATACGTTGAAAGCTGAGGGAACACACCGATCGTTCTGTGATCGGTCATCGTGAAGTAACCGAGCACTTTCAACGTCGTTTTCGTGTACTGGTATATTCCCGCTTCGTCATTGACTGGAGTTTCAACAAAACCCAATGTCTGGACGTTCTGAAGCCGAATTCCGTTGTATTGCAGAATGGTCTGAGTTGCCATCAGTTGCCCCCATTCACTGGTCTACGCGGCCCGTTCAGTCGTCGTGCCGCGTCAATCATTCCTGCTGCTTGCTGGCCGAAGACTGCGTCTATGTCCGCTCGCATATCCGGCATGTCAACCGCCGGGTTGCGTAGCTTCTCGGCAGCCTTCCTCATGTTGGCTTCTCCCTGATCTCCCGGAACCCAGTCGAGGATTGCAGCCTGCAGATCCATCCCGACAGCAATCAGGCTGTTGATATGCTCCAGCAGAGTAGACAGGGCAGAATCAACCATTGTGCCCCATAGATTGCCAGCGTTTCCGGCAACCGTCTTCCAAGGCTGCATTGCGTTCTCCAGACTGTTGAGTTGCCCGAGACGATCAGCCCCGAAGCCTCCCATTCTGTTGGCCATGTCAAACTTCCGCATTTCCCGATTCACTTCGAGTTGTGCGTTAGCATGGGCCAGCAGTCCGCTGTAGTTTGCCAGTGCAAATGTGGTCTGCAGTGCAGTGTCAGCAAGACGATTCAAGCCGGAGATTGTTGTTTTGATTGCCGTCCCGATAAGCGGTAGTCCGTAGGCCAGGACACCGATTCCGATCGCTGCCGGACCAAGTGCAGCCCCAAACCGTGCCGCCGTTGCTGCTGGGATACCGAACCGTCCGCCAACCTGAGTGGCCATGTTAACGCCAACCTGTCCGGCTGCCTGTCTCCACCGCGACGGCACTACGTTAGCAATCCCTCGCAGGACTGGCCGCATGAAGTTTGCCAGACGTGTAGCCGTAGCGATACCACCTCTGCGTGTCCGGCCTCTTCGGAAGAATCCCCGAAACCTCTGCCATCGCGTCTGTGGCTGTGATGGTGTGCCGCCGTTAGCCGCTCCGTTGGTTGCTTCAGTCAGTCGGTCAATGGATCGGCGTAGGGTCTCTTGAGCTTCGCGGGTGGCATCTTCAGTCTCTCGTGGGACATTGAAGTAATCCGCAAACGTATCCATCAACGTGGCAACAGATGATGGACGCTGCCCGTCTGCTCCAGCCTGTGCCGGAGCGCCGCCGAGAATTGACGTCAGGTTGTTGGCCAGTGTGTCGAGAAAATTGCGGTTTGCAATGTCAGGACGAACTCCGAACATCCTCTGAAAGAACTCCAGAAGCTGCCGCAGGATTCCGTCGTCGTCTTCTGGTTCATCTGGTGGTCCCGGCGGATCGTTGCCGCCCGGCGGTCCCGGTGGGATTCTTCCGCCGCCTCCAGACATCGCAATATCTTCTACGATCCGGCGAGCTTCTTCTGCTCGCTCTGCTGCACGTTCAGCGGTTGATTGCTGGCGTTCATCGACTGTCGGTAAGTCGGCAGTTTCCCACCACGGCGGAAGTGGCGGTCTACCACCGCTACCTGTTTGAGTTTGTGGTGTAAATCGTGGCGGATTATTCAGGTCCGGCACTTCGCCTTCAAACCGTCGAAATGTGGCGCCCGGCGTTACGTTGCCAGAGTTTATGACGGCTGGCTGATTGATCGTCACATTGGCTGGTGCCGTACGTGAAGACGATACAGTCCGGCGGATTGCATTGGCAAGCGGTGCAGTGACTCGCTCGACAACAGCATCGGCAGCACTGCTGGTTAGTCGCTCTGCCGTCTGCGTGACATTCTGCTGCCATTGTGGGCGGTCGCCTGTGATGGCCTGACTCAGTCCCTCAATGGATTCTGCGATCGGGTCGCGGAGTGGTCTAGCCATTTCACTTGCCCTTTCGCTTTGATGCGGAAACGGCCTTAGCTACCGTCGCCTCGTTCTCATAAAGTTGTTTGAAATAGTCTTCGCCGGGATTCCCGAACACCAGCCCAATGCCCTGTGCTACTGCCATCGACTGCCAGGCTTGAACCTGCTCGGCGTTCAGGTAGAGGCCGAATCGTCGTTCGTGCTCTGTGGCTGCGTCGAGTCGTCCAAGGCTGTCGTTTCCGTAGATGGCTGCGAGGACAGATTCAGGTCGCCACTTTTTTTTTGAAATCCGGAGTACGCTATGAATGACTTCAGCAGGTCCAGACATTCCAGTTCAGTCAGCCCGCGTTCTTCGACAGTGCCAACTCCGAACACACTACGTGTCACGCATGCGACTTTTCCGATGATCTTCTCGCGAAGTGCATCGACCTTCATCAGCTTGAAGTCGTCTTCACGGAAGTCTTCGTGCTGCTGCAAAGCCCTCCAGAGGACCATCGGATCTGCGTAAACAGTCCGATGGCCGTTCCAGAATTTGAACACGTAGCGGCTGCGGTTAAACAGCCATCTCTTGAGCAGGTTGAACATGATTATGCAGACTGAGTTGAACCGGCGTAGGTTGCCATGTCGGTGACGAGATGATTGTTCTCAAGGAACAGGTACGTCTTGCCGTCTCCGGACTGAGTTGTATCAGTCGTGAACGGGGTGGCTTCGATGTCGAGATCCCAAACAGTATTCTTTGATCCGAGTGGGAATCGAACTGGACCGGCATACCAGCAGTTCGGGTAGTTCAGATTTGCGGCCACGACTACCGCACCAGCATCAGCCGCAACTGCTGCCGTATCCGCCGCCCCGACAAGCAGGATCTGGAATGATCGCTTGCCGCATGACAGCAGGCCTCCAATATTTGTGAGTGTTCCGGGGTCGCCAGACGTCCAGTTTGTTGATGCCTGACCTTCTCGCATCTTCTTCACGACGGCAAGGCTGTATTCAACGAGTGAAAGCCCGATCTTGGCCTTCTTGCCCATGAACTGCTTATCAACAGGAGGTCCGGCAGTTCCGCCGTACTGATCGGAGTGAATCGGATTGGTGAAGAACTCTTCTTCAACCTGAACCCCTTCTGTCGTGTATCCAAGATTAACGAAGCCGTTTCCGTCCCGCAGGTTGACTTTCACCAGCACAGGGCCGGACACGTATGGGCAATATGAACCAGTCATGTGGGCAGTTCCTTATGGATATCTTCGGCTTGGAAAATAGTGGGCACGATCACGCCAGAGGTTCAGATTGTTCCACTCGGCAATGCTTGGCCCTTCACTGCTGACTTCCCCGGCTTCCGTTGCCGCAGGCTCGTCAGCAGTGATGACGGAATTCCCGTCCTGCAAGTCCTTAATATGGCCCTTGCGAATGTTTTCGTAGAATTGCAGCACGTCCGGGTTCGATGTGGCTCGACGCCGGAAGAGGTGAACCATTGCGATCTCGCAGATGATTCGCTTGAAGTACTCAAGGTCAGATCCAGTCAGTGCAGCCAGTTGGGCGGCTTCGTATCGGCCACCCTTCCGGAGTGCTGCAATGACTTCACCTTCAGCAGCAGACAGAGCCTTGTCGACTCTTGGATTATCAGTCACGTCGACGGCGGTTCCATCGCTGTTATCGTCGATAACAAGCTGCTGGATATCACGCTCATCAAACGTGTCTATAAGGTCTGTTGCTGTAACGTATGTGGGCATCAGGATTCGTCCTGAGGTGTTCGATGTGGTTTGTGGCTCAGAGCAACATTAGACAAGGATCACCACCCTTCCAGATTTCAAAAGAACTCGGTGTCTTTATGAAAAGGTGGTCAGCCGGGGAGGCGTCCGACTGACCACCGTGCAACAGTCCGAAGACTGATGATTACACTGCGTTCTGGAACATGACCGCAGTTTCTGGAGCGGTGAGGATGAAAACATAGTCCTCAACAACGCGGCCAGACGTTCGGCGGTTGTCCTTGTCCTTCTTCGTTTCTGCTGTCATTTCTTCATACATGAAGCAGGTCAGAGACGAGAAGGATGGTGCACCGTAAGTGCCTTCAAGTGAACCCGGACGGGCACAGATGAACGGCGTTGCGGTTGGCAGAACCTGAGACTTCGTTGAAGTGGCCCGCTTACGTGATGTCACGCGGCGAGTCTTTTCAACGATCAGGTTCAGACCGTACAACTGAGCAGGCAATCCGTAGAATGCGTTCTGGTTGCTGGTTCGCAGATCGCCACGGACCTGTGCCAGTGCATCAGGAGAACCCTTGATGTACTCGACGATCTCCTGACACTCAGCCAACTGTCGGGCCAAAGTGGAGTTGATCACCAAGTACAGGTCGTCGATGTCGACAGCCGCCAGCGTGTCGTCCAGAATCAGTTCGCGTGCCGTGTTCAGGCTTCGCTTGATGTCCTGACGGTTGCTGGTGGAAGCTGCCCAAGTGCCGGTGTTGCCGGACACTGCGGAGATATCCACGACGTGGCTGGAAATGTGGTTTCCAGTCGTCAACATGGCGTTCAGGGCAAGCATCGTGCGTGCGGTCATCGCCTGCTGAGCCTTACGCTGAGCGTTCTGTGCGACGATGTCCCAAGTTGCCTGATCGACAGCCTTGTCACCGATCGTAAAGGCCCACTGACGGCGAGCCGTCTGGAATGCCTTGTACTCGTGCTCCGAAGTGCCATCTCGGCCACCTGGTGCGTTCTCGCCATCGTTCCACAGGGCATCAAGGGCGGTGTCGTCGAGGATTCGACCGCCTTCATCAATTGTGCACTTCAGGTAATAGCCAATGCTCTTGGGAGCTTTGACGATCTGAGTGTACTTGTTGACGTCAAACTTCTTGACGTTGCGGCTGTAGTCGATGACAAGTTTCCCGCTCGCTTCATGCGATGGGACGAAGGTGTTATTTCCACCCGGTAGAACAGCGGTCATGTTGTGAATCCTTTCACAATTGTTTCAGAAAAACCCATTCAACTGGGCAGATTAGGCTCCGAGGTATCCGAACAGGAGACGCACGCGAACTGCTTCGCCAGCGGAACCTGATTCCAATGCAAGTGCTCCGTAGCAGTCCTTGTCTGTGCTGGCTGTCACGCCACCACCAGATGCGTCAGACTTGAGCAGGTCGCCCTGAGTGCAGCCACCAGATCCGATGATCAGAAGAACCGGGCGGTCTTCTTGTAGCCCGTCACCAACCATGTAGATGGTCACAGGATCGCCGGACGCTGCGGCGTATTCAGTTTGCGATGGCAGAGGGGCGTAACCGCTTGCCTCGCCGGAGATCCCAATCATTCGCTCGCCTGCTCCACAGGTTGCGACAGTGTTGGTGCCAGATCGCTTAACAAAGCGAGACGGGCCAATGTTGGCAGATGCCTTGAACATGAGTGAATCCTTTCACTGGTGTATTCAATTGGTGTACAGACGCTCTTTGTCTCACCGTGAGACAGAACTAGCCAGCGGTGTTCTTGCCGCTTTTCTTGTCTGCACAGTACCGTTCACGGGCAGTGACGTAGTCAACGTCGTGCTTCCGTGCGTATTTCATAACGCCGTCAACGTCAGCAGCAGTCAGTTCGTCGACGCCGTTGCCAGTTTCAGGCAGTTCGCCCTGCTTGCCGACGCCAGCGATTGCTGAGAAGTCAGCGACAGCAGACGGGCTTTTGCGAGCGTACTTCTCGATGTCCTGAAGATCAGCGGTGAACTCGTCTTCCGTCTGAACTTCAGCCTTCTTCATGTAGCGTTCCATGTTGAACTCGAAGCCTTCAGACTTCAGCTTCGACAGCTTGCCGTATCGCTGAGATCCGAGAAGCTGAGCTTTCATGCTCGCGTTCTCTGCTTCAAGTGCGTTGAGTCGTGTTTCCAGAGCCTGCAGCCCTGCTGACTTGGAGTACTGGTCTTTCTCGTCGGCCATTGGGTTTGATCCTTTATCAAATGGCGGTTTGTTCGGTGGACCGCCAGCATCCGGCTTGGGCGGCATCATTGAATCTGGTGCACCTGCACCCATATCTGAACCAGCATCAAGCGGAGATCCGCCCGGCTGGGGTTGTCCCATTGGGTCTTGTCCCGGCATTCCGGGCATTCCCGGCTGACCGCCATCTTCTGCTGGCATGTCGGCCATCTGTGGTGCCTGATGAACAAGCGGGTTTGGAGATCCTGCCTTGCCGTCTTCTTCCATCTTGGCAACGAGATACTGACCCATTGCGGAGTTCAGGAAGGCGTCCATGATCGACTTGATCAGATCCTTGGGCAGTTCTTCCTCGTCGCTGTACTTGTCGCGGTCATCACCCGGCACAAACGTCCCGTTTCCACCCGGTGCGACCATCATGTATCTCTCGACCTCAACGTCTTCCCCGTGTTCGGATGGACGATTGAAGTATCTGGCAGGAGGAAGATTCAGTCTTGGCTCATCGGCTCCAAGTGCGGCAATCGGGTAGAACGATCGTTTGTGAACATCAGGCAAAGGAAGAACCTCAACCGATCGCCCACGTCGTCCCTTCAGCAGTTCGTCACGATCCTTGCGGTGGTACTCATCAGCAAAGATTGCGTAACGTGGCTTCGTGTTGCCGATCATCCCGAGGCGATAAGCTCCGGTGTATCCAAGTACTTCAGGTTCCGGATCAGTCCGGTTGTCTGATGTGTGTCCGTTTGTAATCGGGCAGAACTTGCCGACGTCTGCGATCTGCTCGTTCATGTTCCGGCAGATAGAAGCCAATGCCTTGCGGTCATACTTCACTGCGGGGATCGTGCGGCCATCGCGTGACTTGCGGGCTGGAATCTCATGTTCTTCAAAGACTGGGATGTCACGCCGTTCCAGAAACTCAGACGACTTGTGATATCGTCGAGCTTCAGCAACTTCTGGTTCATCGCCAACATGAGAACGCCATGCCTCGAAGCACTTCTGATTCCGTTCAGAAGTGCTCGGGATCTCAGTCATCAGAGACTGATGAAACCGGATAGCAAAATCCGGCTGGCTTTCCCCGTCCTTGGGTACTGGATGATTCATAGCGTCCTGCCTTGAATATCGAAACTACCCAATCCGTTGGGCAGTTATGCGAATTGTCAAGGATGCAAGAAAGACTGTCAATGACTCAAGAGGTCAGAATCGGCTTGACGTGTGGAATTAGTTATCGTCGTATCGTCCGGTCTTCTTACTGGCTGCAATAGCTTCCACGACGCCATCAAGCAGTTCGTGCAAGGTGTTATCGAGTGCATCGACTCGGCTGGTCATCTTGGCAAGTGACAACGCCCATACGCGGGTATTGATCGGAATGAGTTTCCAGCAGGCGTGACAGATGGCAACTTGCGTGCAATTATCTGGGCGGTGCGGGGCGTGCCATTGCCCACATGCTCCGCACAGGTGCTTTTCGCCTTTCGGTCCTGTTGCCATTACCTGCCTCGGTTCGGTCGTTGCGATCCACGGTCGGGATTGCCGCGATTTGGTCCGGCTCCCTTCCTTGGAGAGTACGGGCCGATGACCTTGTCTCGCAACTGTGAAACAACAGTCCTGCCGGATTTTTGCTCGACTCGCTTCCGACGTTTCAGGTGCTGGATTCCGTTGATGATGACGGCCCTTCTCGGGACATAGCCACGGGAGATGGAATCCAGATAGTATTCGTACTGTGATCCGGCGACAGTTCCGCGAACTCTCAGCCGGTCCCAAACGAAGCCGCCTTTGGAGTTAGCGGCCAGAAACTCCTGAAACAGCTTTGGATGGACGTTCTTGTAACCATACGTCGGGCCTGATCCCATCACGCCGTTGTTGCCGTGCTTCTGCAGGTACTTAACGAACAGCGTCGAAGCCAGCGGGTTCTTCAGGTTCATCTGAAACCCGATGCTGTGCACGTTGCTGGATCTCACGGGAACCATCTGACCAGTGATTGCTGGGTGGTCCGTGTCGTAGCGTCCACGGAAATTAGCCGTCCGGATCTCGACGGTATTATTCCCGACAAGACGCATTCCCATCCAAGTCTGAGGCTCGGACGGAATGATCTGCCGGGTTGTTGGTCCCGATTCCGTCCGTGTACCTCCAGCCTGCTCCGGCGTCTTGTTGCCGCCGAAGATTTCAGGCGTCAACTGCTCAATCAGATCAACTGCCTTGCCAACATCACCACTGATGTCACGCAATCCAGCCTTGAGCGTGCTAGCAAGTGCTGATCTAGCTCGGGCTGTCGACGGGCTGTTCGCTGTCTGGAGCAGGTCCAGAATCCCCCTGACCGCCTGCCTGGCTCCGCTGTGTACGCTTACGACGTTCTTTTGGGCGTCGTTCGCTAGTTGACTCAACTGCCGGTCCAGCGTCTGATTCTTCCCCCGTAGCCTCTGGCGGACTCGGTGGATCTCCTGCATCAACGCTACCCGGTTCTGTGGTTCCGTCTTCGTTGACAGGGTTTGAATCTTCTTCAGGCTGTCCTGAATCTGTTTCTGGTCCTGCTGGCTCTGGTTGAACTTCGGGAATAGCGGGCTGGCCATCGGAGAATTCCATTTCTGCGAAGTGCCGTTCAAGCAGTGCTTTGTGGACGGCGTCACCGTCTGCAACCGCTTTGGCAAGTGTCATGGTCGGGATACTGAATACCCCGATTTTACCAGTTGCGTCTGTCACTGTGTAGACGGTCGCAACCTTGACCTCGTCAAAAGCCGTGTCGATGCTGTGAACTTCGATGTTACGCTGGGCAAGGATTGGCGATGCAATCCAGTTCAAAGGAACCATTAGTCTTCTCTTTCTGTGATAGCTTCGGCAACTTCGCTAACACTAGCGACAGCCTTGGCAAAAACCATGTCGTTTTCCATCATCCACTGATTAGCAGCAACGAAACGCATTAGGTAAGTCAGGCCGGACTGAAGATGACCAGCCGACACGCATTCTCTGGTCTTTCTAAGTATGGCAAGGCGGTCTTGAAGTTCCTGAATGACTTTTGCCTTGTCCTCCAGCAACTGACCGCTTGACACCTCTTCGTCTCGCAGTTCTGACTCCAAAACTGATATGCGTGAGCTTATGCGTGTGATCTCTTCGCGGGCATCTTCATACAGCCTGCGGAAAGCGTGCATCTTTGCCAATGCGTCGTGCTTTTCGTCATAGTATCGATTGCTCTGCTTGTTCAGGTTGTCTGCCCCGATCCGCAGATTTCTGATCGTTCCGTCCCTGTCGATAAGCCTGAGAGTCTGAATTACAGTCAGAACGGAGAAAATGATTCCGAAAATAATCCACGCCATAAACTAGCCTCTCTCTCGGTGTCGTGTTGTGAAGCCTTTCAGTCGGCCTGAGTCCGGAAGATACTCACCGCTCAACTGGGTAGTAATAGCTGAATGGGCTTTAGCTGAAGAAATTGTCGAACCTGTCATGAAATCGTCAGAAAAACAAAGATAGCGAAGCGCGTCACAATTGCTGGTCAGGATGCCATTTGCAAAATAAGTTCCATCCTCAGTTGCTAGGTTGTAGACGTGCTCGCTGATGCTGAGCGGTTGCACGCTCACTACGGTTAAGTATTTCACATTCACGGCTACAGGTTTTTGCCTTTGGAGTTCTGGACATTTTGCCGCAGATGCAACATGGCGTACATTCTGGGTACTTCCCTTCTGCTCGCTTTGCTTTGTGCATTTCGACTCGCCGCAGTGATCGCAGCTTGTAGTTGCAGTCTCTGCTGCATGTCTTTGACTTCTCGAACCCATAGATTGTAAATGCAGCCCCACAGATAACGCAGGATCTGTTGCGAACTCGATGGGCCATTCTACATCGACTGCTACAAATCCCCGGCTTGATGGCTTTTGTTGTGAATTCCACCCCGCAGGCTGGGCAGATTGCGGAACGCTCAATGAGCTTGCTTGCTGTGACTTGCCCGCCTTTTCTACAGGCCGCCATTCCTTTCTCGGTTGAGGTGTATCGCTTACCATGCTCTCGCATTCTTTCGATACGCTCTGCTGTGAATGGTTTCTTTTCGAGGCTTTGCAGCATTGCCCCCATGTCGTGCAGTTTTGCATGGTCTGATGCTGAGATCGCCTCAAGATTGTCGGGGTGATTGTTTGATGGGTTTCCATCTCGATGATGGACGTGGAATCCTGCTGGTATTTCGCCAATGAAGTCGATGTAAACCTGCCGGTGTAGTGATCGGTCTCCGTTTTTGAAGTAGTACCTTGCGGCTCTTGATGCTGATCCGGGCCTTCGCTTCCATGTTTTCCCGCAGTACTCAACACATTCGGTAATA